GATTCGGATTATCTACAGGAAAAGCAATTGTACTAGCAATGTTGTTTGGTAGGTAAAATGATTATAAATAAAAGTAAACTTATAGAGGAAATATAAAATGGCAAATCCAAACTTAATAAATGTATCTTCTGTACTTGGTGCAAATGCTGGATTTAATTTGACAGATACAGCAACTGCTACACTAATTACAGTTGCTTCTGATAAACTCGTAAAAATTAACAGAATTTCTTGTGCTAATGTTGATGGTACTAACTCTGCAGATGTTGATATATTTGTAGATGGTATGGGTTCAGGTTCAACAGGAGTAACAACAACAGGTGCAGATGCAACTGTGTATCTTGCAAAGACTGTTACTGTTCCTGCTGATACTACACTAGTATTATTAGATACACCTATCTATTTAATGGAAGGTGATATACTCAAAGGTGGTGCAAGTGCAGCCAGTGATTTAGATTTATTCGTATCATTCGAAATATTAGATGACGCTTAATTAGGAGAGTAAGACATGGGTTCAAGTATTGCTGGAAATGGTGGAATAATAGGAGCATCAAATGTTCCTACCGCTGCTAGTCCAGCTGCAAAAGTAACAACAATTACATCCAATGGTTGTTTTAATAGAGCCGTTGCATCTGCTACAGTTATTGTAGTTGGTGGGGGCGGCGGTGGAGCTCAAGGTGGTGGAGGAGCTGGTGGCGTATTAGTCACAGAATGTCATCCTTTACCTACAGATGCTGTACCTGTAACAATCGGAGCAGGTGGAGCTGGAAGACCAGGCCCTGGCGGCTATTGTGCTCCAGGCACATCAGGTTCTGCTTCTACATTTGGTTCTGCTACACCTTTATCTGCACCAGGCGGTGGTGGTGGCGGTGGTAATCGTGGAAACGGCGGTGGCGGTGGAAACGAAACTGCTGCAACTGCACCTCCAGGCACAACACAAGCTACTATTGGTGGTGCTAACATGGGATTTAATGGTGGTGCTGGAAATGGCTTCCAACAAGGTGGGGGAGGCGGCGGAGGCGGCGACTCAGGTGGTTCCTCTGCTAATGTAGTTGGTGCTAATGGTGGAGCTGGTAAAAATTTAAATCCTTATGGTGTTCCTACTTGTGTAGGTGTGGGTGGAATCATAGGTGGTGGTGGGGGTGGAAACCTTACTCAATTTGGTCCTGGTGAAGCTGGTTGCTCTGGCTCGCGCTGTTCAGCTGGTGCATTTGGTTCATTCCCTAGCCAGTTAGCACAACAATCAACAGTATATAGATTTGCAACAGGTGGAATTGGTGGCGGTGGTAATGGCGGTATTAAACACGCAAATCAAAATGGAGCAATATTTCAAGCACCTGCAAATGGTACAGCCAATACAGGCGGTGGTGGTGGGGGTGAAAACTCTGGCTATTGTAATGGACCACAGGTTGGTGGAACAGGTGGCTCTGGTATAGTTATTGTTGTAGAACCATGTGCATCTGCTGGAACTGTTGGTGATGGTGTATATTCTATGCAGGCACAGTTTAATGCTAAGGCTGCTTCAAGGTGGAAATAAATCATGGCACATTTTGCAAAAATTAATTCAGATAATGTCGTTGAAGTAGTTAATGTATTTAGTAATGATGATATTAATTCCAATGGTGGAGATTACTCTGCAGAGGCAGAAACATGGATAAACAGTAAATGGGGTGGAACATGGAAACAATGTTCTTACAACAAAAGTCAAAGAGGTAAATTTCCAGGCAAGGGTTGGAATTGGTCACCAACAAAAGAAAAATTTTATGACCCAAGACCCGCAGACTATGTGGGTAATAGTTGTGCATCATGGACATTAAACACAGATACATTAATATGGGAACCACCTACTGCTCACCCAGGCAATTCTGCAAGAGCATATACAGAAGATGGTATAGAAAAAATGAAGGTTGTTAGATGGGATGAATCTGTTAAAAAGTGGAGAGCTTGTAAAGATGGTCCTTATGGGGATTGTGTAACTGAATGGTATTGGAATCCCTCATCTAGTGCTTGGGAAGAAATTACTTAATAAATCACTTATAAATAATTATATAATTTACAAGTGGACTATATTATGAGTGATAATGAAGTAAAAATGGATGAAGATATTCTTAGTGATAATGAAGTAAAAATAATACCTATATTTTCTACAATACTACATCCTAGAGAATTAGTAGTCACAGAAAAACAAACAAAAGACTTAATGAATCTTACTCAAACTATTGAGTGGAATCCAAAAGATGATGTTGATAATATTAGGTCAAGAAGTATTAATGTAATAAAAGAACACAAAGAATTACATTGGTTAGGTGAATCCATATTTCATTGTTTTAATATTTTTAAAAATAGTGTATTAAAATATAATGATACAAAATTTGTTATGACTACATCATGGTTAACATATACATCCCCTGGCTTGGGTAGTATGTTTCATAATCACAATAATACCATGTGGAGTGGAGTTTTTTATTTTGGTAATGAAGAAGGCATAAATACAGGTATTAGATTTGGTGACTTTGCAAATAAAATGAATGGATTTTGTGTAGACCCTACTGAATATAATGATTGGAATTGTTCATCATACGATTGGCACCCTAAAAATAATTCTGTTATATTTTTTCCGTCACAAACACCACACACAGTATTAAAAAATAGAAGTGAACAAACTAGATACTCAATAGCATTTAATTTAATGCCATCTCAATTTTGTGGTAGAGGTGATTCATCAATATATTATCATGTGGGGGGTAATGATGAAATTAATACATCTATTTGAAAATTTTTTATCACTTGATACTATAAAAGAATTTAATAAACAAATTAGAAGACATCCTCTAGAAGATTGTTTTGGTAAGGCTGGAGGTTCTACTAAAACATCAATAGTTAATAATATTGAGTATGGTCATGTTGCAAACTATATGGACCAAATTTTTGATACATGTCAAATTCTTAATATTGATACATTAGGTTATAACATATGGCAACCAACAAGATATAATTATTTAAATTATAATGTATATAAAGAAGGTGCTGAATATTCATGGCATAGTGATGGCTCAGACCATTCTCATAATTTTGACCAAAAATATACTGTATTAATAAATTTATCAGAACAACCATATGAAGGTGGTGAGTTTGATTTATTTGATAATGGACCACAAGAAATGAAATTTACTTCAGGTGATATTCTTATGTTTACTTCTCACATGCCACATAGAGTTAGACCTGTAACAAAAGGTGAAAGAATTACATTAACATATTGGATGGTAGGACCTAAATTTCAATGAATAAAGAATTATTTCCATTTAAAAGTTTTATACATGGTTCTTATATAGACCCAAAAATATGTGATGCATTAATAGAAGAACATAAAAAATCACCAGATGTAAAAGATGGTATTATTAATAGAGGTCATGTTAATATAAAAATTAAAGAATCAAAAGATTTAACTTGTAGTCCTAGACCAGAAGGTTCACCCTTTACAGATTATCTTGATGCATTACAAAAAGTAGTGAATGAGTATGAGGAAAAATATGATGAAGTAAAAAGTTTATCTTCATATAGTATTGTACAAAATTGGAGTGTACAATGGTATAGACCAGGTGGTGGTTATAAAGTTTGGCACAATGAAAGAAATGGGCCAGGTGTTGGAAGTCATAGAATTTTAGTTTTTATGACATACTTAAATGATGTACCAGATGGTGGCACTGAATTTAAATATTTAGATATCATTGCTCCAGCTAAAAAAGGATTAACATTAATATGGCCTACTGATTGGACACATACACATAGAAGTCAAAGAACAAGAAAACATGAGAAGTACATAGCAACAGGTTGGTTTCATTATCAATGGACTGATGATATAATTGCAGAAGAATTTTTTTATAGAGGTGAATAAATATGTTTTATAAAAAAATTTTTTATTATTTTAAAGAAGCTTTATCAGAAAAATTATGTGATGATATTATACAAATAGCTATGGATGACAAACCTGATGTTGCTGTAACAGGATTAAAGATTAGAAATGATGAAGATGCTAAAAATTTATTACAAAAAAGAGATTCTTATATAACTTGGTTAAATGAAGAATGGATATACAAAGAAATTAGACCTTATGTACATAGAGCTAATAAACTAGCTGGTTGGAATTTTGATATTGTTGATTCTGAACCTTGTCAATTTACAATATATAATGAAGGTCAGTATTATGGTTGGCATACAGATTCATCAGGTTGGTATTATGAAAAAGAAAAACAGAATGGTTTAATTAGAAAACTATCTGTAACAGTTTCTTTGTCAGACCCAGAAGATTATGAGGGTGGACTTTTAGAATTTGATACTAGAATACATGATGAACCAGATAGTAAACATTACATAGTACCATGTAAACAAATATTACCTAAAGGTTCAATTTGTGTTTTTCCAAGTTTTACTCATCATAGAGTTTCACCTGTCACAAAAGGAAAAAGACTTTCATTGGTACAATGGAATTTAGGACCAGAATGGAGATAAGATATTATGAATGATAATAATGAATTATATGAGCAATTTTTTGCAACACCTTTTTTTGCAACAGAAAAACCAGAATGGGTTGATAAGTTAAATGAAAATTCTCAACCATATATAGATGATGCTCATAATAATGCTGAAGAAAAGATACAAAAATTAGGTACTGATTTTGGTCATGTTTATCATTCAGTTAATATGCAAGAAGACCCTAAATTAGCAGAGTTAGTTAATTGGGTTGGAAAGACTGGTTTTAATCTACTTGACACATGGGGAGTAGATATGACAAATCATGATGTTGCAATACATAGTATGTGGGTTCAAGAGTTTGCCAAAGATGGTGGGGGTCATCATAGAATACACATCCATGAAAATTGTCACATATCTGGTTTCTTTTTTTTAGAAAATGATAATAGTTCTTATCCTTTATTTCATGACCCAAGACCAGGTGCAGCTATGACTGCATTACCTGAAAAGGATATAGAAAAAGTTAGTTATTATAGTAAGTGTGTAAATTATCAACCAAAACCTGGCAGTATATATATGTTCCCATCTTACTTACCTCATGAGTATGTTATGTCTAGAGGTGGAAATTTTAAATTTATACATTGGAACTTAATGGCACTTCCTAGAGATATTGTAATGGCAGAGGGTTCAGTATGAGTTATAAAAAAAACAAATATAAAATTGTAAAAAATGCAATACCAATGGATGTTGCAAATTTTGTACATGATTATTTTCTAATGAAAAGAGAAGTTTTTTTAAGAATGAAAAAATCAAAATACATATCCAAGTATAATGATGATTGGGGTAAAATGGGTGATGAACAATGTCCACAATCATACAATCATTATTCAGATGTAGCAATGGATACTATCTTATCATTATTGACTGATAAGATGAATAAAGAAACAGGTCTTAAATTATCACCAACATATTCTTATGCTAGAATTTACAATAAAGGAGAATCACTAGAAAAACATACTGATAGATATTCTTGTGAAGTATCTACTACTTTATGTCTGGGTGGAGATGTATGGCCTATCTGGTTAACAGATACTAAGAAAAAAGATGTGGAAGTTAAGTTAAATCCTAGTGATATGTTAATATACTCTGGGTGTGAATTACCTCATTGGCGTAATAAATTTGAGGGTAATCAATGTACACAAGTCTTTCTACATTACAATGATACATCCAATCCTAAATGGGAAAATAATAAATATGATAATAGACCACATTTAGGTTTACCAGTTTGGTTTAAAGGGAAAAAACTCTTATAAATAATATGTAAATATAAGAAACAATAGGACTTAATCATATGACAAGAGCAAGAGAAAATGCATCTGTTAAATTTGCAACAGCAGTTATAACAGGAGATACTACAATGGTAGCAGGAAAATCTTATGCTGTTAATACATCAGGTGGTGCAATTACTATGACATTACCATCTAGTGCTGATGGTGGAGATTACATACAGATTATAGATTATGCCGCAACAGCAGATACTAATGCAATAACTGTGGGTAGAAATTCACATAAAATTCAAGGAGCAACAGCCGACCTAACAGTAGGAACAGAAAGAGCTGCATTTGGATTAGTGTATATTGATGCTACACAAGGTTGGTTACTTACAGAAAAATAAGGAGTGACCTATGGCAGATTATAAAGATGTTAAGTATAATG